CAGGCACTCATAAGCGCCATTGACCAAAACATTGATTCTACTAGACAACTAAACCAAGTTGGTGGTGACTTAGGTGAAGGTTTATTTGGTGCACAATTGGCCGCGGCAGAGGCAAGAATGAGTTTAGAGTCATTCACTGCTTTAATGGGCGACCAATCAAAAAACCTTTCAGCATCATTTGGTGGTGCAACTACAGGTATGAAACAATTTAGTTCTTTAATGAAAGGTGTAAAAACTATGGACAAACAGTTTGCCGCTTTAGGGTATACTGTTGATGAACAAGCAGAATTTACTGCTGAATATATTGAATTACAAAGATCACAAGGTTTATTTTCTGCACGACAAGAAAGAAAAAATATTAAAGGTGCTCAAGATTACCTATTACAATTAGACCAGTTAACAAAAATTACTGGTCTGTCAAGAAAAGAAGCGGCGGCGGCTTTAAAAAAACAAGCTGATGATAAACGTTTAACAGCAATTTTACATAACATGGATGAAGGTACTAAAGCACAACTTCAAGCCGCACTAGCTCAAGTCGAAGGTTTAAGTCCTGAGATGGGCGATGCTATGAAAGAAATGGTTGCTACAGGTGGTGTACCGATTAGTGATATGGGTAAATCAATGATGCTATTGAATCCTAAATTAGGTGAAATGGCTAAAGGATTAAAAGATGGAACTGTAGACCAGGCGGACTTTGCAGACGAAATTAAACGTACTAAAGCAATGGCCATTGAAAGAATGAAAACTGAAGGCGATATGATGAGTGCCGCGGCGGCTTTAGGGAATCCTATTTATGATGCTATTTTTGCCTTTGCAAAGGTTGGAGAGGTTGGTGGTAAATTAACTGAAGCTCAAAAGGCACAAGCGGAAGCAATGAAAGACCCAGCAAAACAAGTAATGAACTTCCAACAAGTTATTGTTGATTTACGTAACACTATTATGAAACAATTAATTGAATCAAAGATTTTTGATAAAGTTGTGGCGGCGGTTGGTACAGTAGTTGATTGGTTTGGCAGTGAAGAAGGCATGAAGAAAGTTGAAGGAATTATTAAATCAGTTACCGATGGTATATCTGGCTTCATGGACAAATTGGCAAATTTAGACTATGCCGCACTATGGGAAACCTACGTTAAAGTACCTCTTGAAAATCTAAAAGGATTAGTGCCTAATTGGATTAAAGATATGATCTTTGGTAAAGAAGAAAATGCAGAAGTAGAANAATCAAAAGCCAAAGTTAAAGAACTTCAAACATTAGTAGACGAAGCTAAAGCGGCAGGTGNCTCATTTGTAACATACNNAGATGGAACAANAGTAGCACTAGCAGATGTTGAAAAAGAAATTGCGGCAACAAAGAAAAAAATTGAAAAAGATGAAGCTGGCGGCGGCGGTTGGTGGCAACTGTTAATTGATAACATTGGTAAATTAGGAATTATAGCAGGAACAACTTTAGCTGTAGGTGGCGTAGCTTACGCGGCAATTATGGGATTTTCATTGTTATTAAAACTGTTCGGAACAGGNCCAACGGCGCTTGGAGCGGCGGTTCTTGTAGGAATACTTGTTGGTACTGGCGCGGCAATTACCTTGGCAGGTAAAGGAATTGATCTCGCAGGTGACGGCGTCCAAAAAGTTGCTGATGCATTAAAAAACATGAGCGAAATTAAAGATGTTGCTAACTTAAAAGAAATTTCTGGAATAATGGGATCTATGGCAGGCGCATTGGCGAAATTTGCTGTAGGTGGTGTTATTGCTAAATTAATGGGCGAAGGCACATTAGAAAAATTAGCAGGTTCCCTTAAAGCCTTTGAAGATGTTAATGCTAGTAAACTTGCTCAAGTTGGTCCAGGAATTGCGGCACTATATGAAGGTACAAGTAAATTTACTGGTGAAGGTGCTTGGCAAGGATTTAGTAAATGGGTTGGTAGTTTATTTGGCGGCAGTTCAAATGACTTTGAAAAAATGGCCCAAGGTATTAAGCATTTCGAAGGCATTGACGGAACCAAATTAGCTAGTTTGGGTTCAGGGTTAAGTGGAATAGCAGAATTCATTGCGGCAATAAGCGCCGAAACCGACCTTAAAAAACAAGTAAAGGCTATCGAAGACCTAGTTGATGTAATGAAGGATTATCGAAAACAATATGATAAAATGAGCGGCGATATGCAATCCAGTTTTAATATGGCTGTAAGTAACTCCGGAAAAGGCACTATAGAAGCCCTTAATGAGTTAAATACTGTAATAAAACAATTAGTTGATGAACAACGAACTAGTAATGAGATAGGTAAAAAGATTGTAGCATCAGTTAATGATGCAGGAACAATAGGATAAACAATGAGCTGGAAACGTTATTTTACACCAGTAGCAACTAAACAAACAGGTGAAGGAAATTATAGTCCTTTAGGCGGAGCCGCAAATCAAGGCTTTGGACCTGCACAAGCAAATTATAGTTCTTACTTACCAGATGTATATGTTGGTTCTCCAAATCGTGTTGAACGATATGGACAATATAATACTATGGATATGGACTCAGAAGTAAATGCCGCATTAGATATCCTAGCAGAATTTTGCACACAAAAAAATAAACAAAATCAAACTCCATTTATAATGGACTTTAAACAAAAAGCAACCAATTCAGAAATTACAGTACTCCAACAATACTTACTACAATGGAGTAAACTAGAAAAATTTGATACACGTATGTTTAGAATTGTACGTAATATTTTCAAATACGGTGATGCATTTTTTATTAGAGACCCTGAAACTAAAAAATGGTTTTGGGTTGACCCAGCAAAAGTATCACGCATAATTGTAAACGAATCAGAAGGTAAAAAACCTGAACAATATATTATTAGAGATGTAAACTTAAACTTTAGAGACATGGTAGCTACAACTCCACACCAAACAACAGGTAATGTTACTGGAGGTGGCGGTGGTTACTTACAAGGCGGAGTGCGAGGATACGTTGGAGCATCTAATGCCACAGCAATGAGTGGCGGCAGATTTATGAAAGAACATAAAGAAACTGCTATTGATGCCGAAAACGTTGTACACCTTAGTTTATCAGAAGGACTAGACCTAAATTATCCTTTTGGTAATTCATTACTAGAAAGTATTTTTAAAGTTTACAAACAAAAAGAATTACTAGAAGACGCAATTATAATTTATAGAGTACAAAGAGCTCCGGAACGTAGAGTATTCTACGTTGACGTGGGCAATATGCCGAGCCACTTGGCTATGCAATTTGTTGAACGTGTTAAGACTGACATCCACCAAAGAAGAATTCCAAGTCAGACGGGAGGCGGTCAGAACGTTATTGATAGTGCATATAATCCATTATCTATTAATGAAGATTATTTCTTCCCTCAAACAGCAGAAGGTAGAGGGTCTAAAGTTGAGACACTACCGGGTGGCACCAATTTGGGTGAGATCGATGACTTAAAATATTTCACTAATAAACTTGTACGTGGTTTACGTATTCCAAGTTCATACTTACCAACAGGTCCAGATGATGGACAAAGCAACTACCAAGACGGTAGAGTTGGTACAGCATATATTCAAGAGTTACGTTTTAATAATTATTGTGAACGTTTACAAAATTTAATTACAGAAAATTTTAATCAAGAATTCAAACGTTATCTTTTAGAAAAAGGTGTTAACATTGATACAGCTATGTTTGACCTTAAAATGCAACCACCACAAAACTTTGCAAGTTATAGACAAAGTGAACTTGACAATGCTCGTGTACCAACGTATACACAAATGAGTGCTATTCCTTATATTTCAAATAGATTTGCATTAAAACGTTTCTTAGGAATGACAGAAGAAGAACTTGCTGAAAACGAACGTTTATGGAAAGAAGAAAACGACGAACAACTAACACCAATACCAACTGACGCGGCAGGTGAAATGAGAACTGCTGGAATTAGTGGTGCAGGTATAGGCGCTGACATGGGCGGTATGGAAGATGAAGATCTTGAAGCTGATGTACCTCCAGTAGATGGCGGAGCGGCACCCCCACCAGATACAGCAAC